AATCTTATCTGCAAATGCCTTTACTCTGATATATAAGCAACACATTACTCTACTCCAACATATAGAGTTTTTTTTCAGCCTAGTACGGAAAGAGTAAATACAACTCTTATTTCCCTCTTTCCTTTTTGAAATAAAAAATGGCCCGAACACCCTCCAGAAACCGTCCTAATCAAAATGGACCCGGTTATTTCCGGTTCCAAAAAAAGAATGCTTTTCTCACCTATTCACAAATAGGTGGGGATTTTAAAGATTATATATTTGAGAAATTACTAGCCCTACTCCAACAATTCGAAGTACTCTTCTTATCAGTTGCATTGGAACACCACCAACCAACTGAATCAAACCCTGAAGGGGGATTCCACACACATTGCATATTCCAGTGCAATAAAAAATTACAGGTTAATGGGAACCTGTTTTTCAACATCATCCTACCAGATGGCAGAACAATACATCCAAGAATCGACGGACTCAACGCCCCCAAGCGAGCTTGGGAGTACATCACCAAGGAGGACCAACAACCACGATGCTTTGGAGAGCTTCGACTGGCAGGGCGCTCTCCAAACCGTCTTGGCGACAGCAACCTGGAATGGAGACGAATTCTTGATTCATCCAACACCAAGGACGAGTTCTTCAATAACATCAGAGAATCCTGCCCAACGGACTTTGTCCTCAGATGGCCTTCAATTTTGGCCTTCGCCAACTACCATTTCAGGCCAGTTGTGCAACCTTATCTACCCCGATGGACGGAGTTCACTAGGTTGCCTGACCAAATCAAAGAGTGGGCGGAACACAATATATATTTCGTAAGTAGTCACTGTCTTAATTACGAGCTATGTAATAACTGTAGAGGTTCAATCCTACAGGATTGGGAAATAAGTATTGCAGAACATTACCACATAGAACGTCTAGGCGACGAATTAACATGTAGTGAAAATCCTAACGATCTAAATTCTTCCAGGAACCAGACAACAGACCAGTCAGACCCCGAAGTCTCTACATCTGCGGTCCTTCAAGGACAGGAAAGACCCAATGGGCAAGATCGTTAGGAAGACATCACTACATGTCAGGAATGGTACTAGATTGGTCCAATTATGACATTGAACATACTACGTACCATGTAATAGATGATATAAGATATATGAAAATACAACAAGAGTTGTTCAAATCCATAATAGGATGTAATGAAGACTATAGTGTTTGGATAAAACACAAACCAAACCTCATAATCCCAGGAGGGAGACCATGTATTGCTATAACAAATCCAGATATGGACTGGATTCCATGTATGAGTGATGCAATGAAGGATTGGTTCCACGCAAACTGCGAAGTGTACTATTTATCTAGTGATGAAGTTTGGTATTCTACAGAGTAGAATAAATAGGCTGCAGGTAGGTCCTCGCCTTCGGCTCGGCAGGACTAAACTATTGTAATTTGACTTTTCCCCCAGTTATTGCGAAGTGTGTTTTTTTTCTGAGCGTGTTTTTAATGTAAATTTGTTTGTTCAAGTCATGAATACCAGATATTTACATATCTCCATTTATTAATATTAACCACAAATATTTGTAAACAAATATTTCCATAACAACCTTCAATATCATTGATACATTTCAAACTATTAATAGAAATAACACCTACAATTACCAAATAATGTGGCATACATATTAGTGTTATCAGTATTATCGTTGACAACAACGTACAACAGAGCATTCTCTTTAACATCTTCATATTTTCCACCTCCGGTGTCCTTCCATATCGTCTTCACATTGATATTCCTGACATTAATATTCATAGCCTTCTTATAATTAGGCTGAGACGGCGCTTTGTAAGTCTGTTTGCCACCATAATCAGTACCCGTAGACATCATATGCGTAGTCCACTTCTTCTTCACGATAAATCGTTCATTACTATCACGACGAATTCTATAGGTCGACGGCATAGCCTGACCATTAGAAGGAATATCAAAAATCATATCCAACTTAGTCGGAAAGACAGATCCAACATCTCGATCAACAATAATCCAATGATATTGAGTCATATAATTGGGAGCCTCCCAAAACCCAGAACTGGCCATGAGAGCCATATCGAACTTCATGTGCCTTGTAACAGTCACATTCGTAGACCTCTGACTGTCACCTATACCCTGAACATAATTATTGAGCATAGTAATCAACCCATCATTGCTGATGGTTGAACCAATACCTCCAGCACCAAGCATGTCATCATACATCTTCAACTTCAACGCCCTGTTCTTTTGAACAGGTCGCTTCCATTGATAATTCTTCCCAGAAGTCGTCTTCCTCTTCTTCGGCCATGAAGTCTGCGACTTCGTTTTTCTTTTCTGACTCATCCTTCACGTACTCCTTGTAAATATCCTGATAAAGAACGCACTTTCTACCGAAACTGCACTTACGCCTCAGCAACTTCTTCACTTCCTTCTGGAACTGAAGAAAGACCTCGCCGTCTTCTAGACTCAACGGCTCGATTTCCGGCTGTATTCCTAGAATACACCACTTGTTGTATCTGAAGAAACAACTCGTCGACACGGCTAGCAACGCAGGATAATTGTTTGGAAACTGTCCCACTCTGAAAGGTCCCATAAAAATTGGTACCAGACTGTAGAAGAATACTCAAAATAAACAAAAGGAACAACCAGTCTGGTAGACAGACCATCATTTATACATGTATATATACTAAAACCCTATCGGTATATAACATGAGAAATTTCAAATTCAAATAATTGAATTCAACAAAGTAACGTGGTAGGTCCCACAACTTTACTTTAGAAAAGTAAAGGCAGCGTGGGGAGCACGCTTTTAAAAGAGTCAGTCATACTACGACACGTGTAAAGGCATTTGCAGGG